ATCACTGCGTAAGAACTGTGTAGAGTCTAAGCTATCTACAGTTGCAGCGTCCACGTTAGTAAGATTTCTACCATCCGCCGTTGCAATATATCCACTCGCATCCAGATACACCGCCTTTTCAGCAGGTTGCGTGATAAATACATCCGCCGCCCCTGCCGTTAAGTTTATGGCACTTCCTGAATTAGAGCTTTCTAAGATTGTTGTTCGAGCAAGCGTCGTGCCAGACGAAGTAAACGTACCAAGCCCAACCTCAAACTCTCCTGTACTACTTTCAAATATACCATAGTAAGTAGTATCTCCATTAGAGAGAACAGACGTAAAGGTTTGGAACCCTGCCACGGCTCCCGCCAATGTCAGAGTTCCAGTTCCTGTAGTTGCTGTGGTCTCTTTTACACGATCTTTTACAACGAGTGCCATCGCAACAATCTCCTATCTATTACAATTAAGCGATTCTAATAATTGCAGTAGAAGCAGCCGCTGCGGGGAAAGCAATTTGAAAGTCACCTGCCGTAGATGTTTTATCAGAACCAAAGTCAAGAACGACAATACTGTTGGTTGTGCCAGTCCCACCACCTTCGGTAGTGTTATAGATCAAAGCGCCACGAGCAGTAATTGTTGCAGACGTAAATGTAATGTCTGAAAAATCAGTAAACGCTGTTGTGCCACCTGTTGTTGGATCTACACGGGTTAGCGTTCCGCCACCTGCGCTATATGTCCCAGAGTTACTTACTTCGTTTGAAGAAGTATAATCTGTAGTAGCTGCGGTGAATGAAGCGTTGTTGTCGTATAATGCGATTTTGAATGTATCTCCACCGCTGTTTTTAAAATCGTGACCACCCTCAAGAAGCTCTTTCTTGAAAGAAGTACACATAAAGTTTCCAGAAAAGGCCATATTAAAGTCTCCTTATAAGTTCAGCCAGTTGGGGATGACCAGCATCAACAAGCGCATTACACACAGTTGTTCGGTCACTACGAATAGCCTGTCGCATATAATTAGCAACAAGCGTCTCAATGTGCTTGGAAAAAGCACGGGCTTGGTCTCTAACGCCGGGATGCGTATTATCGGAGACCGATATGATCTTTTGGACACATTGTTCCGCAAGCTCATCTGGGGTAAATCCACGATTTTCTGTAGTATTAACACCTACTACACTATCATATCGTGGCACACTTACATCTATTTTAAACATTTATATTTCCACCCTTGGCTGACCATCACGATAATCATCACGTTTTAATCTGCCTTCACCTAATACCATTAATCTCTGCATTGCTTCGTTATATCTTTCCCTATAAACAGCAAGAACATCAGCCTCACCCTTCATGTAAATGTACGCTTCGACTAAGGAGCCATATAATAAAGCTTCTTCTGAATTATCACCAAGCCATGATGTGCTTGACGTAACAATTGAAGGGGGATCAAAATAATAGTGCAATTGAACTTCATAGGTAGAGTCTGGAGTTGGGCCAAGAATAAAGTGACCCGGAGAATTGGTTGATTGAACGTCTCCGTCAAACTCTGCGTAATACTTTGGAAGTCCAGTTGTGGTTTTGTTTGGATACGCCTCACGAATAAAGTTTACATCTTTAGGAAGCATGAAAGAATAATCACCAGATCCATCAATTACAGCGATAGAAAATGGTGCCAAGAAATCTGATGGTCTAGCGAGAAACCTATTTGATGCTGTCATATTAGCAGTTACATTCTTACGCAGTTCTGGAATCAATACAGTACGATGTATCTTTTCTTCTGTCTGACGCACAAAAGTGGGTATCTGAGAAACAAAAGATGTTTCCAAGTTTTCTGTGTAGTCTTTAATCGCTTGTACTAATTCAGAATAGTTCATTTGAACTTATCCATTCCTTGTAAAATTTCCACCACGGGTTGCTGCACCCATACCACGGCACTTACCACCCATGCCCATTTTCTTAACTTTACCACCACTAGCCTGAAATCCTATTTTATTGCGAACTTCTGTAGGCAGTTTACCAAGACTTTTCTTTTTATCTTCTGGGACTGGTTTGAGGTTATTACCTCCACGCTTCATAGCCATCTTAATCTCCTATACAATAGTTATATTACCAACCATAGCAGAATGCACAGTACATTGATAGACTAGGGTTGTATCTGAAGGCTCATGGGGAACAATAAACTGTGTCAAGCCTGTAGTTGAGTTGTAGTTTTCTGTAACACCTGTCGTAAAGGCAGAGCCTCCATTAGATGTTCTAATTTGTAAAGGATGACTGCTTACATTTGCAGTGTTATCAATAAGGTAAGTATGGCCCTTGTAGAAAGTAAAGTTTGGATTGTCTCCAGACGTAGCGCCGGGGCCAGTAAATGTATATGCAGATGAACCATTAGTACCCGCTACATAAGTTGTCATAGGGCCAGATACTTCGTCATTTAGTCTAATCCAATTCCCACCATGCGCGAAATACAATCCGCCAGTCGCATGAACATGTGCCACTGCGCCATGATACGTAGATGCACTAGGGAGATCAGTTAAAGCTGCATAATAAAATACAATTTTATTTGCACCAGAGCTAACATCAAATAAACCATTTGAATCAATTATATCAGTAAGAACATTAGAACTGTTACCTAATGCAGCATAAATTTCATTAAAGTTGTCATTTATTTTATCTGCACCTACACGAAGGGTGTCACCTGTTCCGTCATTTGCAGATGAGCCAATACCTACTGTTTGTTTTGCCATGTTTTATCCCTCGTCGAATGTATCTGTTGTTGAGTCTAACGTAATAGACGTACTATCAAATCTTGGTGCTGCCGCAGCTATAGATACAGTTACATCACCAACCGCACCTGTAGCAGAGACCCCAGTAACTCTATCAACTTCCGTTATTGTTACCGTTACTTTCCCAACTGATGCAGTCATAAACACCGCACTGTTACCTACAGGATCAAATCCAAATAGCGCCCTGCTTTCAATTAAAGATGTGTCAGGTCTTGGGTTACGCAAAGACTGAGGGTCGTTAATCTTTATACGTCCCAAGAAATTCTGTGGCTGATCTGGGTCAACTACATCTCTTCCAACAAGAAAACCAGTCTTCACGCCATTGTTATACTCTGGGACAAGGTCTTTTAAAGGGTAACGAAACCCTGTCTTGTCGCAGAAACCGTAAGCATATTTAGCCTTTGCGTAGCTCATCAACCACCTGTCATAAACGTATCAAAGGGAACAAATTTAATTGACGCTGTCTCTTCATCCTCACCTGCTGCTAACTCAAACTGAAATTCATATTCTTGCTTGAGTGCTTGAGCGCGAGGCGCTGCTTCTGGTTTTTTCATAGACAGATAATAAGCTAATCCAGAAACTAAAGCTGGAACAAAGCGTGGTGGGACAGACGTAACTGTAGATCCTATTCCAGAAGAAAGCCCATCAATACCTTTCAGCCTGTAGTAGAACAAAGTGTACGTGGTTGTGGAATCAGGCACAGGCCATAAAGTTACTTTTGTTTCCGTTGGGAGCCTTTGGACGAAGATTTGGGTCGGCCTACCTTGCGTTTCTTTGTTGGTTTGCTGGGCGTAGGTTGCGACGCTGACCCTTTCAAGCGCCGTGTCGGTTTGGTTGACACCTGTACCTGTACGGATTTGGTGTTCGATGATGTCAATCGTGTCAGTAGGTAGCGTATAAGTCGCAGTACCTGCCGAAATGGATAAAGTATTAGATTCAATAGTGAAGAGATTAAGCCCACGATTCTGCCACTCCAATGTTAAAAGGTTAAGGCTCCTACGCGCCGTTTTTAAATCATACCCTGAACGCATAGTAAGACCTGCCCGTTCGTAGGCTTCTTCAAAAAGTTCTGGGAGGTCTGGGGTTACTACTGCCATAATATGATCCTATGTAACTACACTTCTGTGCCGTCTGGTTTTCTTTGCAATTTTCTTAGGTTGAGCCACATGCTGCTTGCCTGAAGCCTTGCCTTTTCGCTTTGCTCTTGTGGTAGCTGCATACTCGCTGCTGCTAAGAGACTTAATAGCCGCAGAAGGTAAATACCGTTCACCAGTAGCATTAGGCCCTTGCGTAGACGGTTTGCCACTTTTAGTACGCCATTTC